CAGTTTAATGAATACAAGAAAATTATTGATGATGAAATAGAAACTATTAAACAGGCATCTAAGAACTATAATGGTATTAAGTTTGGTGCAGAAATGCCTTTTGGTAAAGGTGCTATTTCTAATATGAAAGATAGTGCTCCTAAAATATGGAATTATCTTAATATAAAACTTGCTGAAATAGGTATTGATAATACAGGAGATATACCTGTATCTACTCAACCATCTACTACTACACAGAATAACGATATCTTATTTGGAATAGATCTTCAAAATCAGGGACAGTTAGAGTTTCATGTGAATACTTTAAACGTAGTAGCCCAGTTTCTTGAAAATGTAGGAGTAGAACAAAGATTAGTTTCTGAATTTTTATCTCAGGAAGGATCTGTTGTAGAAGGAGCTATAGCGGCCGCTAACTTTATAGAAGGTACTGTGGATATTATAGACGACTTAAGTAAAAGACCTGAAGCCTGGAATAAACTTCCAGAAGAAGCTGCTCACTTTTGGTACAGATTATTAGAAACTAATTCTCCGCTTAAAAAAGCTTTGTGGGAGTCACATCAAGTAGCTTTAAAAAATAATAAGTTATATCAAACAGAATATGGTAAACTAGTTTCTAAACCTGAGGATCTTACAGAAGAATCAATAGGTCAACTTATTGCAGAATCTATTAAAAGAATAGAAAACAAAAACGCTAATACTTCAGACTACTCTTTCTTTAAAAAGTTTTTAGATTGGGTTAACAGTGTAATTAAAAACTTTAAGAATACTACTATTGATCCTTTTGAGGTAGCAGCAATGAAGATACTTTCATCTGATATGTCTGATTTAATGACGTGGGCAGAGTATAGTAAGTTAAATAATATAGTAAATTTTGCTGATGTACTAACTAATCAATCTGTTGCCCCTGTTGATTATACTTTGATTGATGATATAGGGATTGCAGCTGATAATCTTCTCATCGTTGAGGATAATACTATTGTTTTTAAGTATGGTTTTGTTTTTAGAAATTCTGATTATAAACAAAAGTATGGTGACAATTCCCCTTACTTTTCTACTCAGCAAGAACTTGATAATTGGGTATCTACTAATGTTCCAGAACATAATCAAAGACAAAAAGCAATTATTCAAGAAGTACGAGACAACGAACAATTTTTTGATAGACTTTTAAATAAATCGTTTAGAAAAAAATCAAAGTTTTTGCCAAAAACTCTTAGAAAGTATTTTAATATAGTCGATTCTGACAATTTATATACACTAGAACCGTGGAATGTTTCTCAAGAGTTAGAAAAAATAACAAAAAAATTATCGGATGAAGAGAAAGAACAGTTAGTCCGAACTAATGGTTACACTAATATAGCTCCTACATTAAAAGTATTACCTGATTTATTGCAAAAATACAAAAAAAATCCTATTGTACTCTCTGAAACCATTAAGTTAGATGGTGCTAAAAAACAAGAACTTTCTATTCTTGACGGGATTAGGAAAATGATTAAATCAGAAAATCCTAATTTAAAATCTATAACCGCAGAAGATTTTGTACAGCAAGTACATGAGTGGTTAAATTTTCACTATCTATTAGGGTTTGCTGACGAAAGTACTTATTTATCCTATAGGGTAGATCAAACTTTTACAAATGTAAAAGATAGATCTTCGGACGAAGATTTTGAGTTAGCTAATATGACAGAAGCAGAAATTCAAGCTCTTCCCTTTGCAGAAAGGCAGAGAATAGCTACTATATTAGGGCTAACTAAACAAAACCCAGACGTATACCATAACAAAGTGTCGTTAAGATTTAATGACAAGTATCATTTGAAATCAGGACACTTTAATAAGTCTCCTTCTGCGTGGGGTAATCTTACTTATTTTTATACAGGTAAAAATAAATGGAAAGACCGAGTACTTTTGCACGAAATACAAAACGATAATATAGAGTTTCTTAGAGAATATAAATCGGAAAAAGTAAACGTAGAAACTTCTTTGGGCAGGTATTTGCAGGATCTTAACAAAACGTTGCTTGCTAATATTGCACAAATAGAGTCTCCAAACTCACGTGTCGTAACACATTTTAGTGGAGAATTTTCAACTTATAAATCCTTAAATACTTTATTAGATAGTTTGAAAGAAATGCGAATAGATGGGGGTCAAGCTTTAGCTACCTTTAAACAAAGGATTGCTGAATCTATAGAACTTTATAAATCAGATGATAGTGTATATACTAGGCCTGAAAAAGCCCAAAAATTAGTCGATGGAACTTACACTGCTAAAAGAAAATTTGCAGAATTTAAGAAAAGAGGAGGTATAAGATCTTTACTCACTGAGAGTGAGTTAGCGGAATTGAGACTTATATTAAGGGAGTTAAATCAACCTATAGAAACTGCTGAGTGGGAATATAACGCCCTCACTGTAGCAGAGAAAAAAGAAATATTTAAATCTAGAACTATTGCTTTGAGAGAAGGGATAAATGAGAGGTTTAGAAAACTCTATGGGGATAACGCTCCTTTAATCGCTTTATCGGTTCCTGCTAAACGTTTGTCTAGAAACCAAAGACACCTAAGGGGCACAAATGAGGAGAAGTTAAACGAGAGTGTGGATTCTCTATTAGCGTTTTCCGAAATACAAATGGATAAATATCTTTCTAAAGCAATAAATGATACTAAGCGAATTTATAGTATGGCCAGAAATGCTACTACAGCTTATGAGTTTAATTTAAGTTTATCTAAAATAACTGCTAATCAGTTCAACACATTGATTGAGAATTTTAAATATAATCAAAATCTATTGGTTCAGTCTGTTAAAGAGCAATCTCAAAAAGACTTAAACTCTGGGCAAAACGCAGAAGCTAAAAAAGCTAAGTCTATCATACAGTACTTAGAGCAGACTATTAACGGAAATTTAGGAGAATATCAATTTAGTTTTGCAGGCGATCAGTCAACAGAGAAAAAAGTAGTTGCACGACTATTAAAAAGTCCTAGTTTTGATGAAATGCTTCTAGGTCAAACTGGTTACATGGGGATGTTTAGGTGGTCTTCTGAAGAGTTTTTAGATTACGTAAAACAGGTTAATCCCTCATTACTTGATATAGATACTAGTTTTTTATTATTTACAGAACAACAAAATACTTTCACTGCATTAAAACAAAAAGCACTGGATAAAAAAGAAGAATTAGAGAAAGATTATGGAAAAGTAGAGGAAGAAGTAAAACAGACTCTGGAGGTAGAGATGAATTACTTTACTCCCTTAGTCCATCATCTTATTCAAAAACACATTAATCAGTATGGAAAAGATTTTCCTATGTACTTTAGTGGGTTTGAAATTACCAAACTTACACAAAATAATGACAGAACTGCTTTAATATATGCAGGTAAAGATGAGGTTAATATTGTGAATAAAAATGAGTTTATATTTAATGAAGTAATTTTTAAACAGTATCAAGGAGAAAGGAAGTTATTATCTGAGGAATATGATATATCAGTTAAAGAACTTGATAAAAACACCAAAGGATTATACCACAATGACCTATTAATAGGAAAAGTAACTAAGGGTAATAATGGGTTGATATTAGAACAAGATGGAATTATTACAGAAACTAATGAAACACAAATAAGTCCTATTATTAAAAAAATAAAAGTAGACAATGTAGGTACTGTTTCTGGAAAATACGAGAAATTAGAGGGATCTATAAGGACTCTAATTTCAAAGCAAGAATACGAAAAAGCATACCAACAAGCTACTGAACGAAGAGCTAAAGAGATAAAATATGAAGCTGCTTTAAACATAGGTATATTAGATAGCAGTGAGGAAGGTATTAATTCAGGAGAAGATATTAAAAAATTATCTGATAAAGAATTAGAACAAGCTATTAAAAAACTTAATGACTATAAAAAAGAGTCTAAACAAAATCTAGATAGAGTAGTTAATACTATTATGAATATTAGTAATAGTAAACCTATTGAAACAGGTGCTATTTATAATGCAATGACTCAAGTAAGTGGAGTTAAACTTGTATGGGAAAACAAAGTTGAGGGATTAAACGGGGAACCTGGGGGTTATAAAGTAGATTTAAGTAATTATAACTACAATACTCCAGTACTTTATGGTTTACAGACACCACAAGCAGTTAATCTTGAGCTTACGGTTCCCACAGTTGCTATGATTCCTGCAGACATGGACAGTTTAGAAAACACTGAGTTTGAGGTAACTAAGTGTAGGGAAGATTAAAAAACCAATTATATTTGTAAGTAAATAAGTAAACAATTTAAATTTAAACAAACAAGATGTCTAAAGGCTGCGTCATAAAATATACTAATCCTGTAACAGGGATGAATCAAACTTCTGTACTTGCTTATACTTTATCCCAAGTAGGATACAGTAATGAACAAGCTATAGACTTAGTTAAACAAGGAAGTCTGTATTCTAAGAAAGATGGAAATAATACTTGGCCTAAACCTTTAAACAAGGATAAGGGTAGGTTTGGAAATTTTGTAGAAATAGACTCAGACAACTTGCTTAACAACTTAGGCATTGATTCTTTAACTCCTGAGCAAGTAGAGTATCTTAGAGGAGCACAAGACTTGTTTGAAGATGTTCAAGTAAGAATAGATACTGCAATCAACCTAACTACTTTGCTTGAAGTAGCTAACTACGTTAAACAAAAAGGAGTTTCTTCTATAAGTATAGATATTGTTAATCCTGAAGCATCTGTGTTAGACAGGATGTATAAGATATATCCAATACCATTTACAGAGTTAAACACAATCTACTTAGGCAGTTTTATCGAAGGTGAAGTATTTAGCAAAAATTTGACTAAGGGTAAGGAAACAAGAATAGAATTCTTAAAGAAGTATGTAGACTTTCAACAGCCTGATGTTTATGATACTTTAATTAAAATTCTTAATGATCCTGAGACGCCTGATTATGAAAAGTTTTTAATTAAAAAACTTCTACCTATCATAGACTTGATTCCTAATATTGGCTTAGACTTTTTTACAGGAAAAGACTTAGAGGGAAGGGAAGAAATTCCTATGGGAGAGTATGTACCTGAATTTCATACTATTAAATTAAATGTATTTGGTTTAAAAAGCAGAGGACTGGATTATTCTAGACGTGTAATTCTACACGAGATTTTACACTCAGTTCTAGCTTCTAGTTTACAGAACCCTACAACTGAAGCAGATAAAGCATTAGTAAATAGTCTTAAACCTATTCTAGCTTACTATCAACAAAAGTATTCTACCAAAGAAAAGGTAGAAGATTATTATGGATTTAGAGATATTCACGAGTTTGTATCAGAGTTTTTTACTAACCCAGCATTCAGAGACCTTTTAGAAAAGGAGGAACCTAATTGGTTTCTTAAAATCGTAGATGCAATTTGGAAGTTCTTTGGTAAGAAACTAAACCTAAATAAAAATCTTAATAGTCTAGAAAACGTAGATCTTCTACTAGAGAACTTCTTTAATGAAGTACTCTTTGCACAAGATATTAATACAAGTGTGCTTTACACTAAGTTAAACTCTATGCCTTATGCTATGAGTGATGCACAGATGAGGGATATGGACGAGTTCTTAGATGATGAGAAAAGAGACAAAGTTGAGTTTCTTGCTCGTTTAGATGAACTTTTACAAACAGAAAACTTAATTGATTGGAATAAGATAAGAGACCAAGCAGAAATTCTTGGAGTAAATGTAGGTAGTGTACTTAGAACTAAAGATCTTTTTGTAGAAATCTCTGCAGCAGAAGCTACTGAGTCTTTTAAATCTTTGGTAAGTTTCTTCTATGATAGTTCTAAGTATCTAGCAAGTGTAAGAAATTCTCTTAGTAAAATGTCTTCTGATCCTAGTGTTACAAAAGACAAACTGTTTAGACAGGCTTACCATGCTAAAGAGTTAGGAGAACAATATACAAACTTAGCTCAAAACTATCGTAGAGTAATGGGAGACTTAGGAGCTAACACTGTTTTAGGTCAACAACTTCTTAACTTAGAATCAACCTCAGACTCACTTTCTAAAGCTTATTTTAACAACGCTGTAGAAGCTTTGGCTATTAAATTAGCAGATGAGTTTGAGCCTCAAACAAAAGACGCTCAAAAACGAATTCAAGATAATATAGATAGATTTAAAACTTCATTAGCAAGTTTACAAAAACTCGGTAACGAAAGACTTATCAAACTTACTGAAGATCGTATCAGGAATGAAGAGGCTAGGATGTCTACACTAGCAACTAAAGCTAACTTGTTAAAAGCCCTTAGAGGTCAGATTAAAGATGTAGGGAACTTTTCTTTATTCCTAGAATCTGCAGGATTGTCTGGAAACATTCTTACAGGCACTGTAGGGGGTATGATTGCTAATCAATTCGATTCAGCTAACGTAAAAGCTCAAGCAATGGAGGTTAAGTTGAAGAAAATAGCTGACGAGTTGCAAGCCCATTTAACCAGTAAAGGTATAGGTGTTAACACTTCTTTTGACTTTGAAAATGTTTTTGGAAGATTTCTTAAGAAAGTAGAAATCTTAGAAAGTAGGAATGGTAAAATCTCTAAGAGAGAAACTATGGTTCTCTTAAGTGAGATGGATGAAGTTCGTTACAACAACCTTATTACTAAATTAAAGTCGGAGTTACGAGAACTTAAACAAACTAAAGTACAAGACTCTGCACTGAAGGACTTAATCAGAGCTAAAGAAGCTGAAATAAGAAGAACACAGTTAGAGTTTGAAGAGCAGCCTTTTGATGATGTTTATTATCAAATTCAGAATATGTTGAGTGCTGAATCAAAAGAAGCACGAGATTTAATATTTGAAGAGATGAACAAAATCCAGGTGGGTAGTCTTACAGAGGAAAACTCTGAAGAACAACTGGATAAGTTAGATGATTTAAAAGAAGAGTTAGACTTACTTGAGTCTGACTACGATAAAAATAAAAACTTAAAAGATGAAGCAGGTTTAAGAATAGCTGCTAATATCAGAGAGTGGAAGAAAAGTAGGGCTGCCGCAGAACTTTATACTTATACTATAAGTAGAGAGAATCAAGACTTATTTGATATACAGCTCAACAGTAAAAAGACTGCTTATGATAAAGCTGTTGCTGCTTACAATCAAGCTTTAATAGATACTACTGATGTTGATACTCTAGAGTATAAGAAGCAAACTATAGAATATTACAAGAAACAGTTTGATTTATGGAAAGCAAATAACTGTGTAAGAAAAATTAGTCCTGACTTTTATAAACAAAGAAAAGAGATTGTAGATGCTATTACCATTATTCAATCTAGGTATCCTGCCCCTTCTGGAGTACGTAGAATGGATGAGGTGTGGAATGATATTTTTGGAGTATTGAAAGGATATAAGAACTCTGATAACTTTTATGAAGGTTCTAAGATTGCTTCACCAAATCCAGATGGGACTCCTTCTAACTTAGCTGGTCTTGTTAGAGAGTATGAAGAAGAGATAGAAAAGATTAAAACTGCTTATAAAACAGATGTAGATATGTCTAAAGAAGATGCAGATAATCTTAAAGATTTGTTTTCTTCTTTTGGAGACATCCAAGAAAAAGTCTACACTCCTGACTATGTTAGAGAGTATACAAGTAAGTTAAATTTAATCAAGACTTCTTTGATTGCAACAAATAGTTTACGCTATCAAGACCAAGCAGACGATGCTTTGTTAGAGGTTGATGCTACAAAGGAACTTAGAAAAACAGATTGGTATAAACAAAATCATAAAAAAGTAAATGTATGGGATGAAAATAACCAAATGTGGACTTTATCCGATGAACCTTTATACTTCTGGATGTCAACAGAACCTACAGATAAAAACTTGATTACGGATACTTCTCCTTCTTTTAGGTGGAATACTATTGCTGTTAATCCTAAGTATGTAAGGGCTGATATCAAAAATGTAAAGTATAGTAAACGTGTTCCTTTACGTACTGATAAAACTGAGTATAGAAATAAAGAGTATGATAAGTTAGACGCTAAAGAAAAAGAGATCCTTAAGAAAATAACCGATGTTTACTTAGATCTACAGAAAGGTACTCCTATGAATCTTAAGAAAGGTTTAGAGTTACCTAGCGTACTTATGGATCCTGCAGAGAAGGCTCTAAAGAATACTAACATGGGTACTCTTAAGTCTAAAATAGGTGCCACTTTTCAAGGAATTTGGGACAAAGCTACTTTTGAAGACGATGAGGAGACTGCAAGAAGTCAAGAAGGAGGATCTATTATTCAAAAAGTAAGTAAGAAACTTTACTTAAAGTATAATAAACCTATTCCTGCTGATAAGATGAGTATTAACATACTCAATAGTATTGCAATGTATGGAGCTGATTTGATTAGATTTAAAGAAGCGTATGAAGTAATGCCTTATATCTATGGTATGCAGGATGTATTAAAAGAGTCTTTGCCTGGTACTAAGATTGAGAAGATGATTAATAACTTGTTTGAACGTAAGTTACAGGGTAAGAGTCGTAAGTTCTTAGTAAACAATAAAGCAGGAAGAATGGTAGAGAAAGTACTTGATATGGCATTGTCTGCCAACTCTCCTATTGTTCTTGCTTACCGTCTTCCATCAAGTGTAAAAAACTTTATGGCAGGATCTGCTAACGTGTTTATACAAGCAGGTATTTATGGATTAAGCCGTAAAGAAATCTTTAAAGCTATGGGTAGAAATGCTGTTCACATAGCAGACTTATTCCAGTCAGAAGTAGAGGATGGTAGAGATTCTGAATATATCTCTCGTATGAGATACTTTAATGTTATGCCTGAAGATCAACTAAGTGAAACAGGACGTAAACTATTTATTTCGAAATTAGGTAAGTATCGTAAGTATAATCCTTTTAACTTCTTAGGATTTTTTAGAACTTTTGGTGAATTTGAAATGAGGAGTGCAGTAGCAGAAGCACTTTCGCAACAGTTTTTAATTCCTCTAACAGATAAACCTGAAGGAGTTCCTTTGTTTGAAGCTTATGATTTTAAAGATGGAATTCTTGTTCCTAAGGATACTATTGTAGACCAAGAAGGATTTCAAAAAATAGAACAGTATTACAGAGGTAAACTTAATCACGTCAATGCTGCTATTCAAGGTGCTTATGGATCTATGGACAAAGGAGAGTATAGTCGTTATACTCTAGGTAGAATTATAGGAAACATGAAGGGATGGGTTGCTTACCAGGGTATGCGAAGATTTAAAGTAGGTAGAACTATTAACCCAAGATCGGGTGAAGAGTTTCAAGGTTTTTATGTAACCGTAGTACAAGCACTTAAGCTTTTGTATCAAAGCAATTTTTCATTACCTGCTACTAGAAACTTAATGACTCCTGCAGAAAGAAGAGAAGCAGAAGGTGCAGCAATAGATATGCTTGCTTTAGCTGTTATTATGGCAGTCTCTGCAATACTAAATAGTATAAGATATGATGACGAGGATGAAGAAGATATGTATGTTGTATACTTTTTACTTTACAACTTATTAATGATTGAAGATGAATTAAACAGTTTAAATCCTGTATTCAGTCCTTTGTCTATCTATTATTCTAGATTTCAAAATAACGTAGATGGACAAAACTTTGCTCAATACTATCTTAATAGAAACGTTCTTCTTCCTTTTTCAGGAGCTACTGATGCTGTAAAACTTACAATAGAGATGTTAAATCCTTTTGATGATGCAAATCCTTTTGATGAATATGTACCAAGAAGCAGAAGCGGAAAAATCTCTAATCCTAAGAGATACCCACCAGATCCTACACTTAAAGGAGATATGGAAATATCTGCACGTATTCAAAAACTATTTGGATTAAACGCTTCTATAAACTATTTTTTAAATCCTGAATATTTATTTAGAAAGTATGAAAAGTATAATCCTAAGTGGTATATAAGCAGTCTAGATGCTGATTTAAAGTCAGAAAAAAGATCTGTAAACTCTATTGGTAAACAAATTAAATCTATAGAAAGACAATTAGATTACGTAGAAGATCTAGATACCAAACAAAATCTTTTGGAAAAAATAGAATCTTTACAAAACGAAAGATCTGAGTCAAAAGAACGTACATCTTCTCTTGTAGATATATACTCAGAAACTGGAAGAAAATAGTCTCTTTAGTTTCTTGACTTTATTTTTAAATAAGGTAAATTTGTAAAACTCGGACTTAGGTCGGACTTAAAGTCGAATAGATAATATAAAAGATTATAAAAAATTATAAAAGATTATAAAAGATTATGGAAAATAATGATTTACTTAAAGAACATTCAAAGAAGCTTCGTCAAATAGCTTCTACCTCAGGTCTTGCAGTAGGTGCAGGAGGTTTTAAACGCCACGGCACAGGTACTGTATCAAACGTACGCTACAGTGCACTAGTAGTACAAGAAGATACTGTATTCACAGAATTTCTTGTCAATGGTGCTTCTGAGTTGTCTAACAATGGTATGAGTGGTGTAACTTTTGTTCAAGGGGCATTTATCCCTGGAGGACTAATTACTGGCTTTGCTATCTCTTCAGGTAGTGTAATTGCGTACAAGTAATGATTGGTATATTCTTAAGTATCCTTAAAAGGAACACTAAACCAGTTGTTTTAACTACTGGCTTGTTGACTAAGCAAGATGGAGACTTCTTGTTATTACAATCAGGAGATCAAATTATAACTACAGTTAAAGTATAATTATGGCAAATCAAAAAATAACCGAACTAGCTCTGATTGGAGGTATCGATGTCAGCAATGACATGATACCAATTGTAGATGTTAGTGTAGCAGCAGGTGTAGGAGAGACAAAGAAAGTAGCTCCAGGTCAACTGAAGGTTGCATTAGCATTAGATAACGTTTCTAATACATCAGATGCAAATAAACCTGTATCAACTGCAACTCAAACTGCATTAGACTTGAAAGTGGATGAGAACGCTGCAATTACAGGAGCCACCAAGACAAAGATCACGTACGATGCAAAAGGACTAGTTACAGCAGGTGCTGACCTAGCCGCTAGTGACTTGCCAACAGGCATTGACGCTGCTAAAATTAGCAGTGGTGTAATAAGCAATGCTGAGTTTGACTATTTAAACGGACTTAGCGACAATATTCAAACACAATTGAATGGCAAGCAGCAAACATTAACGCTTACTACTACCGGCACAAGTGGCGCGGCCACATTGGTTGGTGGTACATTAAACATCCCACAGTATAGTGGTGGTGGTGCAAGTGGCGTATCTCAGATTGTAGCAGGTACTAACGTCACTATTTCTCCGGTAGGGGGAACAGGCGTTGTAACCATCAACGCTACAGGTGGGGGAGGAGGAAGTGGAACCGTTACTAACGTATCGGCACTGACTCTAGGAACTACTGGAACAGATTTGAGTTCTACGGTTGCCAACAGCACGACTACTCCTGTCATTACCTTAAATGTACCTAACGCATCTGCATCCAACAGAGGAGCTCTTACAAGCACCGACTGGAGCACATTCAACGGCAAACAGGCCGCGCTAGTATCTGGTACTAACATTAAGACAATTAATGGTAGTTCTGTGTTGGGCGCAGGTGATTTAGTGGTATCTGGAACGCCAGCAGGTTCTACTAGCGAGGTACAGTTTAACAACGCTGGGGCTTTTGATTCAGATCCTAATTTTATATGGGACGATACCAATAAAAGATTGGGATTAGGTATAGCTGCGCCTTTAGGTATTTTACACTTAAAAGTAGCAGCCGGTACTACTCGTCAAGTAATTGATGGCGATGCAGGTCAAAGCAAAATTATTACTTTCCGTACTGCTGGTTTACAGCGCTGGGGTTTATATAGTAACAACGTAGCAGAAAGCGGATCTAATGCAGGTAGTAACTTTGTTTTAAGACGCTATAACGATGCTGGCACTTTGTTGGGTACACCTTTAGAGGTAAATCGCGCAACAGGTGTAACTAAAATAGGCGAGGGATTAAATTTGAATGGATCAGTATTAAATAATTTTGTCCCCAACCAAGCAAGTACTTCAGTTAACTTAACTCTTAACTCAGCTAACGCTGCTACATACAACTCAAGTGTAATTGCGTTGACAGGTGCCTTGACGATTACATTTGACGCATCACTTCCCGGTGGGTTTAACGTAACGCTCATTCAGTTGGACGCTGCAATTTCAAGCATTGCAGGTACGGGTGGATTGGTTATCGGAAACAGACAGGGACACAGCAAGAACAACGGACAGTACTCAGTGGTAAGCATCATCAAGTACACCAACGTATTGGCAATTTTAGGCGGAGACACATCACTATAATATGTTCGCAGTCCCATCATTCTTTGGATTTCAAAAAGCTGGTTTTGGGCCTACTATAGACCCCGATGCTCAGGCATTCTTTGATAGGGTGACAGCAGCCGGCGGGACCTTAACCGGAACAGAGCAGACGGCTACTAACCAACTGGTTTTAGACATGAAGGCCGCAGGAATTTGGACGGCCATGCGTGCTGTGTATCCCATGGTCGGAGCAAGTGCGGCAGCGTGTGCGCAAAACTTAAAGAGTGCAAGTTTTCCGGGTAGTTTTTCAAGCGGTTGGACTTTTGCGAGTACGGGCGCAACGCCAAACGGTGCAAGTGCTTTTATGAATACTGGATTTGTTCCAAGTTCAAACATTACATTGGACAATGCACACCTTTCCTACTACTCAAGAACGAATATAGTAGGCGTACAAGTAGATATTGGTTCTATTGGTGGTGCAACCGATGCGTTTTATTTAATTATGAATTTGAATAATATCGCACCCAGTGGTATTAATGCCCCAGAAACTCTCAGAACATCAGCAATGAGCCCTACTTTGGGTATGTTAATTGGTAGCAGAATTGTAAGCACTGAAGAAAAATACTATACAAATAACGTTAGCCAAACATTAACTAAAAATTCTAATAGTATGAATAGTTTCAATGTTTATTTAGGATGTTTTAACCAAGGCGGAACGGCGAATTTATTTTCTACCAAAGAAACTGCATTTGCTTCAATCGGTGATGGCTTGACCGACACCCAAGCATCCAACTTTTACACCGCAGTGCAAGCGTTTAACACAACCCTCGCTCGCCAAGTAGTTTAACAAATATGTCTACACTGTTGTATATTTGTGATA